ACTTTGGTTGATGTACCAGATGTAATAGTAGGATAAACAGAGGAAAAGAATTGCTCCGCAATATGATTGGGTATGAACGCAAACTCATCGAGGAATATAATATTAAACGACATACCCCTGACAGCACTTGCTGAAGTAGAAGCAGCGAGAATTTTGGATCCGTTTTCCAATTCCATGGATCCTTTATTGTATACGACGATTCCTTGTTGTATCCAGAGGGGAAGTTGTTCATATGCCAGTTGTAATCTACCTAGCAAATCTCTTGCTGTAGATAATTTGTTTGCAAGAATGCCAACGTTTACATTGTCATTAAACAATATGTAGTGTAAAAGGTATGACACACAGGTAGTGGACTTACCAGTCTGACGAGGTAGTTTTGCTATATTGAATCTATTTTCATGGAATGATTCTATAAGTTCTTCTTGAAAATCCCACATCTTAAATGGGACTATACCTTCATCAAGAGATATAATCTTAATATAATTCCTAGCAAAATATACAGGATCATCTTTACATTTAAGATACTCCTGTATTTGGTTTTTAGTAAAATTTATTTCTGTCCCTACCTTCTTAAGGTTGGGGTTACCTAAGTAAAAATCTGCACTCATGCTTTATTAGTTTTCAAATAATATTCAGCTTCTTCTTTCGTGTCAAACCAATGCATGTGATGGTTTAATTGAACCTGAAATTTATGGGTCATAGGATCTTGTCCTATTATACCTTCGTAATCTTTCCAATCAAGATCAAGAAGATCTTCCGATACCATTGACATGAGACTTTTCCTCTGCTGCGATCTCGTATTCTAACATTGAACGTAGAATAGTTGCACGAGTTGTTTCATTAAATGCTTCCAGAACTCTAAGTTCTGCTTGCAATTCTTCAACTCTAGACATATTTAGTCTCCTATAATTAACAGTTCCAAGCACGAAGTGACTTGTTTATACGACTGTCAGGATCTCTAGCAGTCTTCGCACTTGTCAACTTCTTCTTCATACCTTTCATTCTAGCACAAAAACTTGCTCTTCGCTTGTTTCCTTTCTTCTTACTTGGTGCTTTTAAGTCAGAACCAGGATTATCTCTCTCATAAGACTTTCTCCCTTTCTCATTTAAACCACCCTCTTTATTTTTACCAGATTTCTTTGTCCATGCTGCACCTTCTTTTACACTGTGCTTCTTTCCTTTCATTAACATACCATCTGGCATTACATGATGACCCTCTGGAATTGGTTTGCATTTCTGCTCATCATTACAGAAGTATTCTCCTTTACCACACTTAGATTCACTTACCTGATCTTGTGGAAAATTAGGCACATCAGTTGCATGTTGAACTGCCTTTTCTTTCTTCTTTATCTTTTTACCTTCAACCTGACAATCTGGATCTATCTGTTTTCCATATGTGATACATGGATCTTTACCACAACCACAGTTCTTTGACTTATCGTATTCTTCTTTTTTATCTTTATTCTTTTGCTTGTGTGCTGTAGCGTATGCTATACCTTCCTCACCCTTTGTTAAGTTACCGTCCTTAGAGTATGATTTCTTGATATGCTTTATCATCCTATCATACTTTGCACCTTTAGGTGCTTCTTCCATAGTAAGAACCACAGGTCCGTCAGTTGCATCTGACTCATGGAATGATATTACTCTACAACCAGGATACATTTTATCACACAGTTTCTGTGCTTGAGGTCTTTGCATCTTAGAAAGAGTTGCTCTGTATGCAGTGAAAGTAAACTGCCTACCTCTCCATATAAGAGAGATAACATAGTATCTTCCGTACATAGTTGGTATGCGAGTTGCCATTATCTTGTGAATGCTATCTTTACTACTTTGACTGATGCTCCACCAGCTGATGCTGTTAGTGTGTCCGTTGGATTTTTTTCCATTACCACCACTGTGCCATTAAGAACTGTCATACTACCAATGGTTGAACCACCAGAGTCTTTTCTTGTAATTACTGATACAGCACTATGTCCGTTATATACACGAACTAGAGTTGCATTGGTCACATTAGATGCAGAAGTTAAATCCGCTTCAGCCGCTAATACTTTGATTACCATGATTGAATACTTCCTTTACTTTTTTATTTATCTTTCTTCTTACTTGCCTGTTTAAGCATTTTCTGAAGATCGGCAGTGCTACCCATAAAGAATGCGTTGTTAGTTACTACCTTTTTAGAACTTTCTTCTTTTACATTCTTTTTGTCTTTCTGTAGTGCCATTAATTTATCAGCAACATCACCGACATGTTTGATTAGTTGTCCTGCAACTTCATAAGCACGTGGATGATCAGATGACATAGCAAGATCAAGAGCACCGTTAACTGCTTCTTGTCCTTTATCAATTAGAGAATACAAGTTACCTCTAGCATACTCATAGTCCTTGATAACATCGTCACCCTTTCCTAGGTGAACTTTGTTTTTCTCAGGAATCACTTCTGTTTTTGTAGTCTCATTAGATGCATCAAATGCCTGATCTAATCCTGACATGTCTTCGTTATTCATAATAAGATACTGATTCACTAAATCCAAAGTCATCACCACCTGTAAGTAATGCATCATCTGTAGCATCTAGAAGATCAATAGGTGTTCCTGCAGTTGCTGCTGCAGCTGTGGTTGAGTTCTGTGCTCTACGAACTTGTAATTTATTTGGAGTAACTTTACCCTTCACATACATCACTTCATTACCAATCTCAATGTAGGATTGTGTTGGTATGTTACTATAATCATTAACTTCAATGGTAAGATTTCTTGCAGTGATTGCTCCAGCAAGTTCTGTAGTTCCATCTTGGTTTTGATCTGTAAGTGCTTTTGGTGTGACTTGATAAGCAACCTGTCTTGTAGTAGCAACGTCTTTCATATCTGTGTATATGTCTGCCTTTGCTTTTTTGATTGGTGCTTGAGTTCCTACAGGTCCGAAGATATATGCTTTGACTGTAAAAGTCATCGTAATCAAAGTAATCTTTTTATCATCAAAGGTTCCTTCATAGTCATCACTATAATTAATATTATTCAATATAATAGGAACGTCTCTAAAATCATTCATCTCATCAACTAACTTAATAGTCATTTGATATGAAGGTTGAAAGATAGGAACTATCTGTTCTGTTATTTCTAATGCTTCGTCGTTTGTTTTGGATATTATATTTAATTCAAAATCAATATTATAAGGAACAGGTGTAAATTGTTTCTTAACTGCATTTGCTGTGTTTGCTTTGAGTGTTAAAGTTGTTGGTGCAAGTTTTCTAGCACTATCATATGATATCCCTGTCATCTCAAAAGATAAACGGGGAACTGTGATCGCAACCTTCTGGTTAAGATCTGCCTGTTGTTCTAGTCTTGCTAAAAATTTCTGTCGAGGACCGTATGCCAAGGGCACCTTCATCCTACTATATACTGATCCGTCTTTATTTTCTTTCCTACATTCTATATTATTAAAGAGTGTACCAAATCCAATGACACACTTTCTAAGAATTTTATTATACGTGTAAGTTCCTAACATAATTTTTTAAACCATTCCAAATGGGTTGCCTTCGCTGAAGTCAATGATGTCGTCACCTAAACTTTCAAAGGTTACGCTCTCTGAATATTTAGGGTCAGCAGTTGCTTGCTCATTCCTATTATCCAAAACTATCTGTGCTCCAGACTCTGATCCTACAATTAATTCACCTATAGCAAATGTGCCAGTTGGTGTTTTAAGTTTGATCCATCCTTCTTGTGCATCCCATTCAACTAGGTTTGCAGTCGTGCCAGTTGTAGCACCAGTGACAGTTTCTGGAACTGTAAAAGCACCTGTGATACCAGAAGGAGCAGCAGTAAACGCAGCAGTTGCAGATGTATATCCGCTACCCGCGTTAGTAATATCTATAAGTCTTACACTCTTATAACCAGAACCACCACTTAAAATATTGATTGCAGTCAATGTTCCATTGGTAAAAGTAGGAACTAATGTTGCTGCTATACCACCACTATCAGGTGCTGATACATTTAAGGTTGCTCTATCTTCATCATATCCAGATCCACCATCAATTATGTTGACAACTCTTATCTGACCTTCTTTAACCACTGATCTAATAACAGCAGATGATGTTGGTGACCCACTGCTAACAGTTATGTTAACCATAAATGCTTCTGCAGTTGCACCTGTACCATCACCACTGATTGTGATTAGAGGTGTCTCATTATACTTGCTACCGTTATCACTGATGAATATAGTGTCTACTGTTCCACCAGTTGTTACGGGATCTGCAGTTACAAGTGCACGATTTCCATAACTACCTGCTTGTCCAAATATTTCACCACTACCATTGTTATAATATTGATCAGTGGGTACGTATGTGAAGTCTCCTTCAGTAACTTTAACAACTAGAGTATTGCTATTCCAACTTTGAACTATACCCCTTGCAGTTATAGTTTCTTGAAAATTAGGATTCATAACATAAAATTTTTGATAAACTTCTTCACCCACAGCAAAAGGACCTATGACAGGTGTAATATTACCTAATACTTGACCAGGCAAAGCATGTGGTGCTGCTATTGTTAAAGTTGTAATTTCATCATTTACTACAGGAGTTCCAGATGCATTAGTTCCCGCAGAAGTGAGATAGTAATGTTTGACAGTGTAACCATAATCAACAAGACCTTCATCACCATCAAATAGATCTCCTTTCTCATCACTGTATTCAAATAGTTCAGCTTTAAGTTTATAAACATATCCTTTACCTAATTGATAAAATGGTTCTTCATGTTCTACAAATTTTATTTCAAAATAATTATTTGTCAATGGAAGGTATATCAGATCTCCTTCTTGAGGTCTTTCTGGAGCTTTGTAATCTTTGTCCAGTAAAAGAAATTGTGATATAAGATCCGAGAATCTTTGCTGAGATATAACCATAGTTATTTCATCAGTCTGTGCTACACCAAACTTTGTAAGCAAGTCTCCACCACCTTGGAAACCATCAAAGTTTTCCATGTATGCTTCTATTAAATATGCATCATTAAACTCACCAATCACTTCCTCATTAAACACACCGTCCGTCTGCATTATCTCTCTAGGACAGTATAAAACATCCATCCCAAACATTTTAAGATGCTCTTCTACTAAGTTCTGCAATAAGAACTGTTCGTTCCTAGTGCCATGTGTGAAGTAAGTGGTTCTTGCCATTATCCAATCATGTCTAGTGGTGGTGTTTCATATTGTGATAACATTTCTTCTTCTAGTTTTGCTATCTTTTCTTTACCTTCGTTGTATATAAACTCACCGTTCATAGTAATTCCACCTGGCAATTGTGCTCCTTGAAACTTGATTAAGTTAGCACCCCACTGTCTTTGAATCAATGCAGTTACATATCTCTTCAACCAAATGTCATTATAGACATCTTCAAATTGTGTGGGATCAACTGCACGATAACATTCTAAAACTAAGAACTGATCTGCAGGAACATCAGTCTTAAAATCTAAGTCAAGATATAATCTATCACCACGCATCTGATATCTAATCTGTTTCTGTCCTTCTAACAGATAGT